GGGTGCTCCACCGCTGGTAATATTCAATCTAGAACCACTAGAGCTGACATTAGTAACGATGCCTTCTTCGAAGGTTTCGCTCCAAGTCGTAATCGTGGTGCTGGCGATTCTTCTAGTTCCGGCAGTCAACACTTCTATTTCGTAGGTTGTCCCCGGCTCCAGCTTGACAATCGACCCGCGATACTCAAGCTCCGCATTAGGGAACCCATGCCACTGTCCATAGGTGTTTTCGTAGTGGTCAAAATACCCATCTCTATTATCCCACCACAGCGACAGGGCTTGCTTCCAAATCCCCCCGGCTGGCCGATAGCGAACCAGCGCCTCGTTAGATGGCGAGCCGGTTGGCTCCTTCCAATACAGGCTGATGTTGTGGAATGTGGGTACAGCGGTAAGAGTGGCTGCGGACGGGGACGTTGAGCCTGCCGGAAATTCATACGATGCCGTTGTGACCGTGACGGACACAGTCTCCTCAACATTGGCAAACCCGGACCGTGACAGCGTGAACACGGGCGCTCCACTACCTTCTGGCGCCGCCTCGGCGCACTCCAGGGATTCGCTGACCTCGTCATACGTCACGCCCAGGGGGAGCCCCGACACGCTGATCGTCCAGCCGGTGCCGTTGCTCACGTATTGGCGCAGCCCCACAGTGTCGCCAGGCGTCAGCATGATAGACGCCGGCAGTGACCAGGAGGCCGGATCCAGGACGCGGGGGAACTGTTTAACCAGGGTGCCCAAGTCAATCTCCCTGTCTGGATACCGGACGCGATACAGGCCCGTGTAGGCCGGGTCCTCTTGGTTTGACTCCAGGTGCCGCAGGGCGGACTCGTAGGCCTCCTCGACGGCTGTGTGGCGGGACAGGACCTCGCCCTCGTAGATCAGCTCGAGGTAGCCCTTGCGGGTGATTCCGACCATGGCCTAGCTCCATGTTGCGATGCGCCCCGTGGTCTGTTCCCGCTCGGCCCGGCGCTTCAATTCGCGGAAGGCGCGCTCGGCGCGGCGCTGGTGGACCTGGGCCTGGAGGATGGACTCCTGGCCCCCGATGTAATTCTCGAGGACGTCGGCCAGGGCATGCTGGCGGATCAGCTCCTCGCCCTCCGTCATCCAGGTATTGGTGGCCGAATCCGCGGCGCCGGCGGAGACGCCGCCCAGGCCGTACATATACGACATTTGCAGCGTGTACGTGTCGTCGGGCTTGGGATAGAGCCGCAGCTCCCGATTCTGGACCGCGAACTTTTCCGGGGTGCTGGTGAAGTCCTGGTAATTGGCGGTGTCGTCAATCCAGGCGAACGTGACCTCGGTCAGCCGTTCGTAGTAGTTGGACGTCTCCAGGAGGCGGAGCGAATCGACCTCGAGGAAGTCGGTCGGGAGGCCGTAGTATTCCTGGTCCGCGGTCGTGGTGCTGGTGGCCCGCTTCATGTTGAAGCCGAGGCGCCGCGCCCGGTAGTGCTTGATGGCGTCCTCGATGGCCAGTTTTATCCGGTCGTCGTGGTCCGTGCCTCGATTAAGGTCCGTCCGGATACGGCCTACCATGGTGCCGAGCGTACTCACGTCTGCAAGCCTCCACGTGCTTACGAATACCGCGCCCGATCTGCCGACCACAAATCGGGCACTCTCCCGGCCTTGCTGGCGATTCTACCGCAGCCGGGGCCGTTTGGTAGGCCTGGCGGCGTCTCACTTGAAACTCGAGACGGCGCGGACCCGGTCGCCAGGGCGCCCCGTGTCTACGGCGTACTCGAGCTGAGTCCGCAGCCGGCCCCTGGATACGCTCATTTCGCTATTGATAGCGGCCCTGGGGTTGCTGCCGATCAACAGGTCCTCCAGCTCCTCTTGCCACTCCTCGGCGTAAGGCTGTGCCAGGTAGCCGTGCCAGGGCCCGCCCTGGGTGTAGTGGACGATCTTGTGCGGGTCCGGCGTCAGTGGCTTGCGATGCTCCACCAGGGTATTCCAGCCCACCGGGAGCGCGCCCAGGCAATCGTCCGGGCACCAGGAAAAGTCGTGCAGCTTGAGGCCGGGCGTGTCGTTTACGGCCGCCGGCTCGAGGTTCTCCATGACGGGGTGGCCGCAGTTGAGGAGCATCATGCTCGACCAGTTCTTGCGGTCATACTGGGTCTGGACGGCGCCCAGGAACTTTTCCGTGTAGTCCGGCTGATGCTTGTGCTGGCGGACCAGGACCGCCTTGTCGGGGTGCGCCTCGGCCAGCTCGGCCAGCTCGTAGATATCGGCCAGGCACAGCATGTCGCAGTCCATGAACAGGGCCCATCCCTGGAAGTCCGCCAGGTACGGCACCAGGAAGCGCGCATTGCTGAATTCGGTGGAATCGTAGGGCCCGCGCTTGCGCCACCATACGTCCTTGGGCAGGACCGTGTTTCCGACCGGCGTAATGCTCACCGGCTCGCTGGCGCGCTTGATGATGCTGTGTGCCAGGACGTGGTAAGCGATGGTCTCGACCGGGTCGTAGCCGATGAACACGCGCAAAGTCATGTCGTCTCTCCCAGGATCCGCTCCAGGTAGTGCCGCATGAGGGGCTTGCGATTGCCTTTCAGGTGCAGGATGCGCCGCTTGGACACGTCCTCGTCGGGCCCCTCGGGGCTGTAGTTCCACTCGTCAGCGTCCAGGACCTTGACCATGACCTGGGTCCAGGGCAGGGCCCGGATCGTCACGTAGGGCAGGCGCTGGCCGCGCTCGAGGCCGACCAGCTCCCGCAGGGCGAGCTGATTGCCATACCAGCGCTGCGCCTCGGGGTTCATCTTCGGGATCCGGTCCCGCATCCACAGGAAGGCCTCGACGGCTGGCACAGTCGGATTCGCCAGGACCACGCCGTAGTTGTAGGGCATCGTCTTGGCCACGCCCTCGACCTTCTCGCCCTGCTCGTTGAAGCCGACGTAATCCCGGAACGTGACGGCCAGGTCCACGCCCGAGGGCGCATACAGGGCCTTGCGCACCAGGATATCGGTGTCCAGGAAGGCGACCGGGCCGTTGCGATGATGGCGCAGCATGTAGTCGGTCTGCGCGACCAGGTTCCCCACCATCAGCGGCCACCGGCTGAAATCCATCCGGTACGTCCAGTCGGGGAAATCCACCGGCGGCAGGCTCTTGTCCGCGTACAGGTGGATCTGGCAGCCCTGGCACGTCTCCCGGACCGATTGCGCCGAGAGCGCCGCCTCCTCGAGGCCGTCCTGGGTCGTAGTCCAATAGACGACCTGGGTTACAGGTTGGGCTTTGCGTACATCCATACCGAGTCCGCCGCTGAAATCACGTGCATGAGAGGGAAATGGTCCGCCACCGCTCGCTGGACGCCGGGCCACTTGTGATTGTAGTCGTGGCCGGTCAGCCAGCCCCCAGGACGGACTTTCGTATACCAGGTGGAGATATCCTCCAGGACCGAGGCGTAGTCGTGCCTGGCGTCCAGAAAGACGCAGTCCAGGGACGCGGGCTTGATGGCCTTGGCGAACTCGTCGCCGGTGCCCTGGAAGAACTCGAGGCGGTCCTTCCACGGCCCCACGCGCTGCCAGAATTCGGCCTTGATGGCGTCGAAGTCCCAGTCGGAGTAAGTCTCCGCCTTCGGGTCCAGGGCGGCCGGCTGGACGATCCAGGGGTCGCAGCCGTAGACCTTCACGTCGGGGCAGTTCTCGAGGATGAACGACGTCAGCCGGCCTTCCTTGGTGCCAATCTCCGCGAAGGTGCGGAGCCCGTTGTCGTTAATCAGGCCCGCAATAACGTCCCATCTTCGCGCCATGGCTGCTCCCCCGTGTTGTGTTTGTCCAGGACTTCCAGGACCTCCGCCATGGCTGGCCCCCAGTCCGTCCCCTGCTGCCGGTAGAGCCGGACGTTCTTGTCCGGGTACAGGAACCACTGCGTATTCGTCAGCCCGTAGCGCCAGGCCGGCTTGGACGGCACCAGGACGTGTGTCTCGATGCCGGCGCCGGCGGCCAGGTGCGCGACCGACTGGCAAACCGTGACCATGCGGTCACAGGCCAGGGCCAGCCCCAGGGTGTGGTGATAATCGAAGTGCTGGACGATTGAGCGGAACCAGTACAGGCGGTCCTCGCCATATTCCCGGTTCACGTGTTCGACGTAGGCCCCCACGTCCTCGTAGTCGAAGCACACGTACATGCAGTCGTCCCGCTTGAACAGGGGCTCCAGCTCCTCGATGCGCAGGGTGCGGTAGTTGCGCATGGTCTTGACCACGCCGCCCCGCGTCGAAAGGCCGATGATCTGCCGGCCCGCGGCCAGCGTCTCCAGGTTCTGCCGGCAGGCCTCGACCTCCTCCGGATCCGGATGCTTCCAGAAAGGCCCCCGCTCGGACCAGGCCTGGTGATAGTCCAGGTTCCTCCGGCGGTAGATGGCGGCCAGGTCCCCCAGGCCAGCCCGGAAGTGCAGCGGACCCTCCTCGAGGGCGCGGGCGGCGCTCGGGTCCTTCCGGGTCGGAATAATGACCAGCTTCCCCTGGGCGACCAGGTAGTCGAACGACGCCAGGTAGATGCGCTGTAGACGGTCGTGGCACTCGAATACGACCTTGCCGACGTCCCGGGCCAGCTCGGGGATGATCGAGGCGAACATCAGCTCGTCGCCCAGGCCCTGCTCGCCCCAGGTGACGACGGTCTTGTCCTTGGCCTCGGCCAGGTTCTGCCGGGTGAGGAACGGCGGCTCCTTCTCGCCAGGCGTGTCCACGTGGTCGGAGTCGTAGTTGCGGACCAGGCGCTCTTTGCCCAGGCCGGAGCGGTACAGGTCGAAGCCCTCCGCGAACTCGCCTTTCTCCAGGTGCAGCAGGCCCTTGTTCCACTCCGCCCGGGCGAAGCCAGGCCGGCACTCGAGGGCCTTGGCGGCGGCCTCGATACCTGGGTCCGGGTTCCCCTCGTTGACGTAGCAGGCGGCCAGGTTGGTCCAGATCGAGGCGCTTTCGGGCTGGTACTCCGCGGCCTTCTGGAGCATGGCCAGGGCCTTGTCGTGGAGATTGAGGCGCCGGTAGGCGGCCCCCAGGTTGGCCAGGGCAATGGAGCCCGGCTCGAGATCCACGCTGCGCTCGTAGCACGTGACTGCGAGGGCGTTTATCTCCTTGGCGAAAAAGACGTTGCCGGCGTAGAACCACAGGGCCGGCAGGGCGGGAAACTGGTCCAGCGCGGGCCACAACAGGGCCTCGGCGCGTTCGAAGTCTTTGGTGGACATGGCCCGTTCGATCTCGGCCAGGACGGCCGCGAGCCCCATTTCATGGGCCATATACTGCTCCCTTGGTCAAAAAGGGCCCCAGGGCACACGCCCCAGGGCCCCCACGCACTAGGCGTTCTCGTTGCGGTTCACGTACTTGACGATCAGGTCGAACCAGCGGCCCGCCGACACCCCGGAAGCCGGAGTCACGATGATGCTCTCGTACCGGACTACAGCCGTATCCGATGCCGAGAACACGTAGCCGATGGCGCCCGCCACGCTGGCCTTCACGGCCAGGCCCGCACTTGCCGTTGCCGACAAGAAGAAGGCGTCGTCGTTCGTCGTGGTACCGACCTTGAACACGCCCGCACCGCCAGCCGCGGCCCCAGGAATCAGGACGACTTCCGTCACCATGACGCCGGAGGGCAGCCTCCCCGCGTAGACCACGTCTCCAGCGGAGACTGTGGTGTTCGAGGAGTAGCTGGTGTAGAGGCAGTTCTCGCCGTGGTAGTCGCCCTTATTGGCGACGCTGGCATAGGTTGCGCTCAAAGATGCCATGATTCAGCCCTCCTTACGACGTGTGCGCGGCAGCATACGTGCTGACCACGACCGTTGCGAAGTCCGAACCATTGTACCGGGTCTTCTGCAAGCCCCAAATGGACCCTGCGGCAACGCCGAGCTGGTTCTTGTAGTCGAACAGCTCCTCGTTCCAGTCCATCGTGTTCTTGCCGTAACCCTTGCCGAACGCGCAGCAAGCGGCCTGCGCACCAGCCAGTACCGCCCTGCGGACGTTGGCCTTGGTGCCAGCGAGCGGGACGCGGGTGTTTTCGTGCAGGACCACACCGTTGTACTCGCCCAGGGCGCCGGTGAAGATCGGATTGCCCGATACCCGGCCGCCGTTCATGGCCGCCTTCTGAATGTCCAGCCACTGGCCGGTCGAAGTGTTGGTACGCAGATCCGTTACCTGGAAGGGGTGCAGGAACATGACGTACTTGCTTTCACCGCCGACCCGGATGGGACGGATGGTGTTGTCGGCCGTCTTGGCCAGCTCCACCGCGTAGTCAATCAGCGTGAGATCGAAGGTATCGGTCGTGCTGATGGACGTCTCGGCGGTGTGGTTGTTGTAGATCACGTGGCCAGCATCCGGTGCAGTCGGGGCCTGCATGCCGGTGTACTTGGTGTTGGTGATCGTGGACACACCACACAGCTGGTAGAAGAAAGCCGTGTCGATGCGGTCAGCCCACCAGTCCGCGAGGCCGTCTCGAGCTTCGGCACGGACCGAGAACGGTACGCGCTGTTCGCTCATCTTGCCGCCGGACCGCACTGCATGGCGGAGCTGGTCGATGTAAATGTCCTGGCTGTACGTAACCAGGTCCTCCTCGTTCCCTTCCAGGACCGAGTCCCCCTGGATGCCTTCGCCGTTGAGCTGCATCCGAAGGCCGAAGCGAATCCGGTCGCCAGCCTGCTTGTTCAGTTCCGACTTGATCTGCACGACCGAGTTGGAGTCCTTGCCCATGAACTGGAGGGCATGGGTGCGCTTGAGCGCCTGAACCATCAGGTCCTTAGACCAATGCTTGACGGCTAGGGGGTGATTAACGGGATAGTCGGTGGTCGCCATCCGTGTCACTCCTGTTGTGAGCCAATAAGGTCAACATACCGCCACGTTCGCCGTGACCGCGAAACACACCATAAGGCCGTGTGCGCCGCGGGCCTTTTCGGAGCCCAACCGTTCCGCCAGGAGTCGGCCTGGCGAGCCGTGCGCGCTTATCGGCCGCGCTTGCCGAACAGCTCAGACATGGCCTGGTCGAATTCATCGGGGCTGCCGTCCATGAGACGCTCCAGCTCCGAATCCGACTGGGCCCGTCCAGCCTGGGCGCCTCCCATCCCCTGGAGCCGGCGGCGGTCTACGCCCGACCCGGACTTGCCCTGGGGGCTGGTATCGCCCTCTTGTCCCTGATTCTGCCCGCTTTTTGGCTGATAGCCAAGCGCCTGGGCCCACTTGTAGGCCTGCTCGCTCGGGTTCTGGTTCTGCTGGAGCTGTTGCGCACCCCACGCAATCTCCTGTTGATTGAGCATCGTCGTGATCTGTTCCGGCTTCGCCTGGGGATACATCAGGGCCAGCTCCTGGGCCTTGACCTGGCGTAGATGCTGGAGCGCGTCGTAGTAATCCGGCGTCTGCTGCGAGTAGGACTGCTCGGCCGCAGCCAGGGCGGTGCGGACCTGGCGCTCGAAGGCCATGGCCTGGGCGGCCTGGGAGGCCTGGTTGGTCTGCCCCTCGAGCTTCTGGAGGCGCTCGACCAGCTCCTCCTTGGTCGCGTCCACGTAGCCGCGGGGATCCTCCAGGTAGTCGGGGACCTCCCGCTTGGGCGGCGCCTGGGGCGCTTCACGTGAAACATTCTGCTGCCGCTCGGCCCGGATGCGGCGGATCTCGTCCTCGAGGCGCTCGAAACGGGCGGCCCGGGCGCGCTCCTCCTCGAGCTGTGCCTGGAGCTTCTTGCGCTCCTCGATCATGGTGGCCAGGGGGACCGTCTGCGGCTCCTGGTGTTCGTGTTCCTGGGCTTCCTCGCCCTCCTGGGGCTCCTGGGGCTCCTCGTACTCGCCCTCGAGCGCGTCCTGGGGCTGGTCGGCGTCGTCCGCCTGCTCGTTAAAGTCTTTCATCCATTCGGGTGTGGCGCTCATCTACTGCTCCCTCCATTGGTGGATCCACCGGCCAGGGCCTGTCCGGCCTCGGCTGCGGTCTTGACGGCGGCGGCGCGGTCTTTGATATCGCGGGCGCCTTCGGATTGTGCCTTGGCTTCGTTGAGCTTGGCCTTGGACTCCGTCTCCCGGATCTCGGCTTCCTTCTCGCGCTTGGCCAGCTGCGCGGCCTCTTGCTTGGCCGGGTCCGGCTGTGTGAGTGACTTCTTCCAGGCGGAGGCCAGGTCGGACGGGAGCGGGCTGTAGTCCAGGATCTCCGCCGGCGGCATGACGCCCATCTTCATCAGGGCCGGGAGTAGCGTCTCGAGGACCGCCCATACCTTCTGTTTCAGGTTCGTGCTGGTCGGCGCGTCGTCCACGATCACGTCGTAGCGGTAGGTGTCCGGGTCCTTGGTCAGCGGGACGTATTGCTCCTGGCCGCGGTTGCCATTGATGCGCACCAGGCGGCCGTCGCTCATGTATTCCCGGATGTAGTAGGCCAACAGGCGCCCGTGCTGCTTGTAGTAGCGGCGCATGGCGTCGAAGGCCCAGGCAATGACGGTCAGCGCGGACTCTTTGCGCTGTGCCTCGACAATGCCGGGCTGGACGCGGTCGGCCATGCCGATGATCTCGAGGTTGAGGCCGGACGTCTCGGGGAGCATGCGCAGGGAGAACTCCATCAGCTTGTCCAGGCCCGCCGGGTAGGGCGAGTTGGGCTTGGGCATCAGGCGCTGCTGCGCGATGGAGCCCTCGGCAACGTAGGTGATGGAGTCCGGCCTGGCCCATTCGGCCTCGGCCTTGTGCGGGTCCACGAACACGCCCTGCTCGACAATCAGGCCGCCCTTGGCGTTGGACTGGAGGGTGTAGAGGATCTGGCTGAAAAACACGTTCAACCAGGACTGCGGATCCTTGATAGCGCGGCCCACGCCGTACCAGGTGCCATGATTGCGGTCGCGCTTGCCCGTCATGGCGGTATAGGTGAAGCCGTGCTGATACGGGCTCTCATGGGCCTCGAGGACGGTATTACCGCAGATGAAGGCCCGGTAAAAGCGCCTCGAGCGGGTTTTCTCGGCCTGGTACTGGATGCCGTTCTGCTTGAGGGTTTTCTCGATTTCCTTCCACTGCTCGGGGGTGAATACCCGGGTGCCAAACTGGCTCTTGACGCGCCAGGCGTCGGCCAGGGCGAACCATTGGTACTCCGCCACCGGGATAGACCGGCGCTGGCCGGCGGGCCCGGCGTCACTCTCGTAGCGCCAGGCGTTGTCGGCGTCATGGGGGAGCAAGTCCAGCTCCTCCTCGCCTGGGCCGTCCGGCAGGCCCTGGACGACGACCTCGGCGTCGGGCCAGGCCTCCATGAACTCCGACTCGCTGTAGGGCTTGATGCGGCACACCCATCGGGCGTCCTCGAGGTTCTTGCGCCTGGCGCTCGGGTCCCAGTACATGTACAGCGGATCCCGGCGCTCGATGCGGACCTGGCCCTCGGGGTCGCTCTCGAAGTCGATATCTGTCTCGGTCCAGCCCATGCCGCAGATGAGCAAGTCCTGGAAGGCGTCGGTTTCCTCGTCCTCGGCGTCGGCCTCGTCGCGCATCCACTCCGCGGCGCCCGTCAAGAGCTCATTGATGGCGGTGTCGCCGGGCTCCCGGGGGAAGTAGCGTATCTCCTGGCGGTTGTTGATCTGGAGGCCGACCAGGGCGTCCAGGAACTTGCCGGAGACGTTGAAGGTGACGGCCGGGCGGTCCTGCTCCTGGAGGCGGAGCTGGTCCTCGAGGCTCCACTGGTGGCCGGATACCAGGTCGAACAGCTGCCGGGCTTCCTGGCGCCAGTCGTTGGTGGCTGCCTTGGCGTCCCGGTAGCACTCCTGGAACGTGTTGATGATCCGGTCGTGGTCCAGGGCGTCGTATTTGGGCTTCTTGGCCATGGCGGGATTCTACCTCAGACACTCCTCCAGGACGTGCGGCGCCTGGACTCGCCATAGCGCCTGGGGCGCTGTAGTTCCTCGGCTGCCTTGGGCCAGGTGAGGTCTACGTCGTAGACGCGGGAGAACGCATCCAGGACGTCGTCGTGGCCGCCCACCGGGAAAGGCATCATTTCGTCGTTGATGAACGTCTCGACCAGGTCCACGGTCCGCCCGTCGTATTGGGTGTAATGCAGCTCGGTCGGGAGGTAGAACTGGCCCTCGGAGAAGGCCGGCACCAGGCGGCGTATGCGGTCGTGCTTGGGCATCTTGCCGCCCAGTTCCTGGATGAAGAAGCGGTAATTGTCCCGTTCCTGGATCTGTTTCAGGTACTCGACGTCCGCCATCATGCCGTATTTCTCGTAGCCGACGACCTGGGGGCGCCACTTGCGGTGCATGCGCATGACGGCCTGGGCGCGCTCCTCGAGGTTAAGCCGGTCGCGGATCCAGTCCAGGGCGTAGTAGTTGCGGTCCGGGCCCTTGGCGACGATGGCGATAGCGGTCCAGTCGCTGCCTCGTTTCTTCTCACTGGCGGCATCGACCAGCAGGGCGCGGTTCATTTCCAGGTAGCCGTCCGCCTTGGAGAAATGGCGCAGCCATTCACGGCGGAAGCCCTGGGCGTTATCGGCCGTGGGGTTCTGCAACAGCTGCGCACTGGCGGTATAGGGCCCCATGAATCGAACCTTCTCCTGGTACATATCGGGCTCGAGGAATACCGGGTTGCCGGTGAGTGTACCGTCATCTGTGGCCGGATACAGCCTGGGGGCTGCTGCGCCGCGCCGCATCATATCGGCGTACGTGTCGGCGTGATGGTAGCGGGTGCCGATGTAGCGATGGATGGGCCGGGTGCTGCCCAGGTTGAGGGACAGCTCCCACATTTCCGTGGTCTTGGCGATCATTTCCGGGGTGGAGACAGACTCGCGGACCACGACGTCGTCGTAGAGCATGACGTCCCAGTGCTTCGAGATTGGCTGCCCGTCCACCAGGCCCCAGGCCTCGATGGTGCCTTCCTTGGGGTTCGAGGCCCGTTTCACGACCAGGCCGGCGTCCTCGGACCAGCGCGGGGACTGGGACTCGGGGCGGGACCATAGCACGTCCGGGAACAGCTCCTTGAGCATGGTATTACGCTCGAACTCGTACTTGATCTGGCGCATGAAGGCCTTAGCGATGGGCCGGGTATGGCTGAATATGACGAAGGTGGGCTGGAGGCCGCGCCAGTGGAACAGGGGGTCCTCGCCGTGGGAGGCCAGAATGTCCTGGATGGTCTTGGCGTAGGTGATGATCGTGGACTTGTAGTGACCGCGGGCCCACAGGTCCAGGTGGCCGTCGGGGGCGCTCTCCACCATACGGATGCGCTCGAACAGCCAGGGGTGTTCTACATCAGGCCTGTTTAGCAGGAAGCGCAGGAGGAAGTAGAGATCCGTCCTGGCCAGCAGGCGCAGTGCTGACCTTCTCTGCGCTTCGGACAAGGTCCTCAAGGATTGCAACAGTGGCCGGTAGGCTGACGGACTGCTCGGCTTCACCATTGCCCAGGCCTCCCATTTCGCGGGCCAGGCGGAGTTTTTCCTCGGCCTCGAGGGTTTTCTTCACTTCTGCGAGCATCCATATCAGCCCTCGCCCTTCGCCTGGGTCCAGGCGTCCGGTTTTGACCTGGTTGTAGATGCGGCCCATTTCGGAGCGGACGCGGGGGATGGTATCGAGCTTGGCCCTGGGGTAGGACATTCTCTCCCGTGTTGATCTCGGGATAAGTTCCTGATTCAGGGCGCTCTCGTCCGCAGCCATGGTTCACAGGAATATCATGGGGCTAGGTGGCGGAGCAACCCTGGGGTCCTGGTACGGGAGCGGCACCAGGGGCCGGGTCCCCGGGGCGCTCCGCCGTGGGAGAGTCTAGGGTAATCCAGCCGTCGGGTGTTAATTCGCGGATCAGTGGGGTGTAGGTGCGGCGTGTTTTTGTGGGCAGGCGCCAGCCGATGACCTGGAGGCGCCATCCGGCGAGGATGAGCTTGTAGGTCCAGGGGGAGGCCATGATTTTGTCCTGGCGCTTGGCGACGTCGCAGGCGGAGCATGCCTGGAGGCCGAGGGTGTTGAGGCCGTAGAGGGCGACGACGTCCAGGATGCCGAACATATCGACGCGCTTTTTCGCGTGGGGGTTCCAGTATTCAACGACCCAGGGGTCCCATCCGTGGTCGCGGAGGAGCTTGAGGGTGCGTTGTGTGGGGCTGCTCATCCGTCCAGGGCGCGGGGCTGCTCGAGGTCGGGATCCTCGTAGTGAGGGGCGGCCATTTCGACGCAGCAGGCGTAACAGGTGGGGCAGAAGGCCACGGGGATCATGCCGAAGCTGCCCTCGGCGCCGCCCTCGAGGTCCATGTCGAAGTCACAGTCACAGAT